TACTGCCAAGGGAGCCAATATAAGCACGTTCCCACCTGTGTACTTATTAACTTTTTTTCCCCACTCTAACTGCATAGGAGTTTTTCCAAGGCCACAATCAGCGAATATAGCAGACCTGCCTTTCTTTAGTGCCCATCGAACTATATCCTTTTGAAAGTCGAACAACTTATCGTTTATATCCGTTACTTCAAACCCAACGGGCTGAGTAATGATCTTTTTTGATTCTATAAACTCGCTATACTCCATCTATTTCACGCCTTTAGCCAAAATGTCACTCGCACAGGCCCTGCAAACTTTATCCCCATGCCACGCCACAACCTTGATATCCGATCCGCAGAACATACATCCTACCGAACGCTTCTGGATACGCAACCCTTTTCCGTCCGATAGCATTTCTAAAGGCGTAGTTGGTTCGTAACCCATTGTCAATCGTAGTGATTTGGGTATCGTGATTCTTCCGAAAGAGTCAATTGTTACCGAGATTCCTAGTGGCTTCATTGATTTATCCCCTTTCTATTGCTTAACTCCGTCCTTTTCTCTCCCCTTGAATAAACTTACTCCTGTTTTCCAATTAGATTTTGCGTATGCCCTTGATGATGATTCCTTTGTTGTTAGCTTCTTGGTTGCCGTTGCATCCTCTAGGCTCCACCCATGCTTCATACGCCACTGAAAAGCCTTGTAGGAAACTCCGTTTTTCTCCGCCATAGCTACGCTCTCTAGGGGGTAAATCCGTTTTGACTCCCAGTGTTCATTAAGCTTTTCCCCCACCTTGGATACAGGTTGAGTGCAAGCCCTTTCCGGTTCCCATCCTCTCCGCATCCTTCCGTGAAATACTTTAGCCGAAATACCATTTGACTCAGCTAGTGCGAAGAATGGTGCCAAATCCCTTCTCTGCCTTATTGGGGTCGTTATAGCCCTTTTCATGTCCCACGCCATATCCCTAACGCGATTCTCAAGTGTTTTCTTAGATATGCCATTATTTTTCGCAACCTGGTATTCCTCGGGGGATATATAGTATTGGTAAGCCATAGCTACCTCCGATATTTAGCTGGTATCTTCTCTAATTCCGCACGATCCAAACTCTTCTGCCATGCGAAAATGTCCTTGTTATGTGGTAATTCCAGCTCGTTGCGCTCTTTCTGTATCCGCGATCTGCCGCAACCGATGATTTTGCCGACTTCGATGTCGTTTAGTCCGGACATGTAGAGTTCCGTGAATAGGATTGGGTCTATTTCTGTTGCTGTACATTGCACTTTCCTTCCTCCCTCAAGCTCTGCCAAGCTTTTACGCCTTCGCAATCCGATTCGTTATTAATGCATTCCCTGATAAAGTACTCCTGATAACCTTCGTCTTCGCTACACTTTTGGCAGGATGGGCAAATGCTTTCGATGATTGTCCAGCACCCAGGATGGACATACGTGCTACTTACACTTCCATCGCATTCCGAAACCCATTCTACTGCCGATTCTCCTTCGTTGATCATCTCTCCACATGCGAAACATCTGCGGTTTTTCCTAGTTCTAAGAACCGGAGAACTCCTTATGAACGTAGATATAGCAGCCATCTCCTTTGGTTGGGGTAGTTTTGGCTACCCCTTTATTTTTTACTGCGCTGGCTGAGTTGCTTTCACTTTTTTAAGGTCAGATACTAGCTCATCCAGCATTTCCCTTGTCCATTCCTTTAGGCTTTCAACTTTGGCAAAAGCATGGACCTGTTCTTCTGAGTAACCTAAATTCTTCATCCCTGCCCAGAAATTAGGCCACAGTATGGGTCCGGTAGCCGCCTTTTGCTCAACTGGTTTTTGGGTTACCACCTTCTGTTGATTAGGCTTAGGTTGTTCGTTTTTACCTTGCCCGTTGTTTCCGGTTGCGATATTTGCGTCGTCATCTTCATCTGAGCTAATGCCAAGAATTGCCGACAAAGCATATCTGCGACCATAACTGATGGCACTCCCGGCTCCTTGTGCCGTTACCTTGTCAGCCTTTAGGACTAACGGTTCACCTTCAATCCATTCCCCTGATGAGTGCATAAGTAATGTCGTTACCACGACGTGTTCTCCATCACCAGAAGGGCTTTGTAGGACGCTTAAACCATGCTTGGCTAGAATTGGTCTAGTGGTGTTAATTACCTCGTTCAACGGGCAATATTTTGACTTGAAAAATGGGTTATTGGCTGTGTTTTTTGGATTAGAAACTTCACCTTGGAATAGGCTTAACGCCATCGCTATATTAGCTATACTTTCCGACTTGTTCATTTAATTCTAAGACTCCTTCCTTGAGTGACTATTACCCCATCCACCTCTTCGCCGTTTTTCCACGCCTTAGCAATCTCATCCTTCCTAGCTGTATAACTCGCAGGAATGAGGGTTAAATATTTTTGGGGTATCTTGTCGATGTCCACAACCTCAACTGATGGAGGATTATTTTGGGTATAAATAGTTCTAGTTGGAGTCTTAATCTTCTCCATTTTCAACTGTTCGAGGTTGGATTGGAGATACTGCTTAATATTCTTAGATGCGCTCTCCCTAGCCACCCGGCGTTGGCTTAACCGCTTTTCCTCAGCTTTTATTACTTCTGCTTCAGCATCGAGGGACTTAATCAGATTAGCAATATTCACCGCCTTGACCTCGATTTGGTCCGTAATAGTCGTTAGAGCGTTCAAAATGTCGATGTCAGGATTTTCCTCGTCGATAAGATTTAAAACGTTTTCATAGGCTTCTGATAAAGAATACAGGGCTATACTCATTCAGATAAGTCCTCCTTCGGTTCGAATTTATTTCCCATGCAACCACCTGGACATCCTTCGTTATGCTCACAATTCTGGCAATTATTAGGGTCTTCCTCCTCGACTACTCTGGATTCAAAGATGGGATCATATTCCGATTCATGAAACTCTCGAAACCACTCTCTCCCCTTAAACAAAAGACTCACACGGCCCATGTAGTTCTAAAGCATTGCCCAATATGGTAGAATAGCCTTGAGTAGTTTCTTTGTCACCCGGGGCCTCTGTTTGCAGCAGGGTCCCTTCTCTTTGCTCAATTGTCTTCTTTATCACAAGATTGATTAAAGTTTCTTCGTCAACATCGATCGAAAAATACTCCGATAAAACACCATCCTCGACGCTAATCCCTGCCTTACCTCGGTATTCTAATTCAGGAAAGATTGCATTTAGTAAGACATCTATCTCGTCCCAGTCAGCATTGACTTTAGATATGACCGTGACGCGTCTTAGTGCGTTGGAGTGACCGTCGATGGACCAATGTTCGATTAGTTGGCTATCTCCTAGGTCCTGGATGGCTGAAAGTTCAGTTGGGGTTAGTTTTCGCATGTTGGTTGCTCCTTTCTGCCCAATTTAAGCAATCCGTTCTACTGAAGACTGGATTAAACGGCTCCCCAACTCTCCCCCGGCCAACATAATCCACCACTACAGCCTTCATGCTGCCATCATCCTTATCCTCGCCCCGAATCACATTTCCACACCGCATTAGCTCGGTGAAATCAGCCTTATTGCGCTTGATACGTTCCTCCATAACCTTCTTCTCTTGCTCGATTTTGTAGGCTTGGATTTCGCGATTGATCCATGTTTTGATGGCTTTAACAATTTTCCTTAACACCCTAACGCCCTCCTTTTTCGCTTATTCCTCGGACGCTCACGCTTTGCCACAATAGGCACATTCTCTCGCCTAGAACATTCTCCCTGACAAAACGGAAACATTAGATTCGTGAATAAAACTCCTTCTGTACTAATTTCCCAAGTTCTACCGCATGGGCAGGTTATCTTGACTTCACCGTCAGGCAGGTTGACTTCTTTTCCACATAAACAAGTTTGGTTTTGCTGTTTGGTCATTTGGCATCCCTCCTACTTAATCAACCTTGATGTGAAAACTTTCAACTGACCTTCAGTTAACTGCACCGACTTCAGGACATCCTTAAAGCCTGGTACGGACTTCGAGTTGATGCGTTGGGCCTCTTGATACTTGAGTCTTCTGGCTTGGTCTTTACGCAATAGACTTGCTCCTTTCAAGCGGTGGATAATGATCACTCCCTTACTTCAATCCCACCCGTATTTTTCACCGTCAGTAATCATAGCTATCTCTCTGTATATCCTTTCTGGAATATCGTTCTTTTCCCACATTGCCACGAACTCATCCGCTGTATCTAGGTAATTAGAAAAGTCGTATTTTATCGTTGGTTGAGAACCGTATGTGTAACCTTTTATTTGCTGGTGATGACCTCGTATCTGAATACCGCGTGCACCAACATTACAGAAATCAATACCTGTAAAATTGGGGAATTTTACTAATCTTTCGGTTATTGCGTTTTCAATGTACTTTAATTCCCTTAGATGATCGACGAGCATTTCTTCCCCCATGTACGGCTTATACTTAAATGTCCCTAGGTATAAGTTCTTTAAGTAATCAAACCTAACTTGGGCCTCCGGCTCGCTACCGAATAAATTTTTTTCATGGAAACTTTGGGACCAGTCGTCTAATTCTCCGTTTCTAAAAAACCTAATCATTTGATAGTGGTTACTTAGGGCGCAAGCCTTGAGGGCAGACGCGTCAGTATCTACATACCAAAAGTTTTTTCCTTCGCTTTCTGCTACTCTTTTTTGCCAATCTTCAATCTTAACTTTCCACTCACAATTCGGTTCATGTTGGTTTCTTAGTTTTCTACCATTCGTAACTTGTGTTCCGCAGTATTTACATTTAGGCATTTAATCAATCTCCTCGCTTAATAAGCACTCCTCTTCCCAACTAAACTCCGCATTTGAGCGAACAGCCGCGCCATGGGATAGATGGAACCACCCAGAAATGGAATAATCCTGTTCTCTTCCGCGCGCTTCTCCTTGCGCGTTTCCTTCCTGCCACCCCAAACGAACTTTTGCACATGATGGGGTTGGGTTGATTCGATATACTCCCAATAGGATAGGCCACGGGATTTGGCGGCTTGACTGATTTGGTTGGCTGGATTGTTAGATTTCAATTTGATTCACTCCTCCTACTTTTTTAAAGTTTCGTTAAAAAGTTGAACGTTGCGCGGGTCACTGTTACCATCCACAACCACCTTGATTCCGTTTTGAGCAACATGAACAACTTGCTTTTTCATTCAAATTCCTTCTTTCCCTTAATTAATACCTCGTTAAAATCCTAAAGCTAATCCTTGCCCCACATCTTTCTTAACGCCCTAATTTCTTCGATGAAAATATCGATTGCCGAATCTCGCATTTCTTCAAAGGTTGGTTGGTTGATGAGTCGCTCCTTCAGTCGAGAAACCTCTTTTTCAAGGTCTGATATGCGCCGTTCTAATGCTTTACTCATACCGTTTCCCATCTCGTTAAAATCCTAAAACTAATCTCTGCCACCCTGATAACATCCGATAAGCTAGTCCTACGCTTGAATCCAATGTTGTTGACCATAATGTCAGTCGTGGTTAGGTCCATGAGGTGTGCGAATTGGGATGTGGTTAGCGGGCCTGTAGTTTGTTCGAGGATGGATTTTAGCATGTTAGTGTCTCGCTTTCGTTGGATTTTGGCTTGCCCTACTGCATCTTAGAATGGTGCTTTTGGCGGCAAACTTCTGAATGATTCTGGAAAATAAGTCTGCATAAAATAAGTTTGGAGTATTTTCTTGCGTTCAGTGAAGTTCGGTACGGCAACTACTAGTCCAACGTCGAACTGCTGCATTTTTCGCATTGCTTCAGCCTGAAATGGGGTTAGGTACGGTCTAATTGAATCTCCTTTATCTAAACCGTGTTTCTTGCGAAATTCCTTAGCCTTCATGCCTAAAATTATCTGATTGAACATATCGGCCTCATTTGCATAGTGAAAGAACTTTGGTTCATCGTGCATCGACTTAATGGCATCGGTGAGTTCTGGGTATTCAAGTCTGGCGATATTGAGATCCTTTAGAGCCTTTTCCATTTCGTTAAAGCGATTGATATAGGCCTCTTTGAATTGAGCTGCCTTCTTTCCGGTGAACCCCATTACAATAAAAGTGAATCCATCTTTTGTGAGTAGCACTTCAGGCTGTTTCTTGTTCTGTTCATTCTTGTATGAGGACTGCTTAAAATTACGCCGTCCGAATTCTTCGCTACAGCTGCAATTCTGTATAGCCCTGAGTACGTCCTTGTGTTCCTTGCTAAAAACTTGAGCTATATACCTGCTACTAACTATTACCGACCCATCATGTGCGTTTACCCCTAAATCAACCTCAACTTGAACAGTGACTAAATTACTCATGTTTGTCCTCCCCATTCGTTACGCCTTCCTCAATACTGACCTGTAAAAACTCTAAATCCTGCACCTGCTTCTTTAGTGACGAAATCTTCTCGCCGATCATCGCATTCAAGAAGAAAGCTGAACTCGCCTTATGTGTTAATGAGTGATTGTTGAGCACTTGATGGACGAACTGCCTACTAACTCCATACTTTTCGGCAATACTTCCGCCGTTGTAGCCTGTCAGTCTCTTAAATTCTTCTACTAATTCCTTCTCGATTGCCTCCACCTCCTTGACGAAACGATTCCAAAACATACTTTTTTTAAGACTTTTTTGCAAATTTGTAATAATTTAATTGAAAAGGCTATTGACCAAGCTATTGTTTATGGTGTATATTAGACACAGTTAAACAAGAGCGTAGCAAACAAGCCCCTTGGACTACGGGAAGGTTGAACTCAGGTATTGAAGTACCTGAATCGTTCTGTGGTGGGACGAAAAATTACTCAGAGCAACGTTGCTCAAGTGCGGGGCATATTCTCGTTCCTACAATCTGGTAAATTGTTGGTGTGGGAGTATGCCAAACTCATTTCTGCGTTACGATAAGCTAGAGATGCTTCGTGCTCGTCGGAGTAAAGACCCAAATATTTGCGTGTACCGTTTATCTCTATTCGAGCTAGCCATTTCTTTCTGTTTTTTTGCCAAGTAACGCCTGAATATTTTGAAGACTTAACCCCATGTATATTCTGCATATTTTGTCTACGAGTTACATGTCTTAAGTTATGGCACTGATTATTTAGTCCATCTCCGTCTACGTGGTCAATCTCTAAACCTTCTTTTTTGCCTAATAATTGTTGGTGCATACGAATTAATGTCGCTTTTCCATTCGTGCTAATACTTCTACAGGCATAGTAAGTGTTGTGGCCTTTATGGGCGCACCATTTATACTTGCTTAACTCACCAAAGTCCTTATCATCCACAACGGTAAACTTACCCTGGGTCAATGGTATCATTTTAATTTTTACCACCTCCTTTCAACTACTGGTAATAATTGAGGAGGAAGTTGATTCATGATAACTTTAACAATGATGTTTTCCTTCTGCTTGCGTGGTAAGTGCAATCGGAAGGCTTGTTTAAGGTTAAAGAACTTTTTAAAAGAGAAAAAGAAAGGTTTACACCGTTTGAAATAGACAGGCAACTTCGATTTCAAGAGCTTCAGCTACCCTTCTGAGCGATCTTATGCTTGGATCACACTTATCATTTTCAATGTCACTCAAAGTATTCCCTTTGAGCTTTGCGCGTTCTCCAAGCTCGCTTAATGTCCACGCTTTCTTATTCCGATATTTGCGAACTTGGCTACCGATTGTCAATCCATCCACCCCCTTTTAAAGTAATACCGAATAACTTGATTTCGGAGTTCTAGACTATCAATCCAGAACATACACCTATTATATATCGGAGACAACGACAAAGCAAGCTTAAAAGTAGTCAATTTCGGTATAACCGGAAAAATATTTTAATTTCAGTTATAACGAATATATCTAGGTGGAAATACTAATAATTAGATAATACTTTACATGAATGGATGGTGTGTCAAATGGACTACGGCCACAAGATTAGATATATCAGGGAAACAGTGAGAGGAATGACGCTTGCCGACCTGCGCGACTTAACTGGTTTTTCCTTGTCTTATCTGTCTGATGCAGAAACAGGAAAGAGCAACATGTCAATTAAGGCTTTGGAAAAGGTTGCTGCAGCCCTCGGCGTCGATTCGGCATATCTCCTGGACAACAACATCATGTCCCTACGCAAACTAACCGAGTTAAATAACGTTGATATACCAGATGATGTAATAGAGTTCTTCGCCAAACAGGAAAGCTTGCCATATGCTATGCTAGCGAAGGACTTACACGCAGAACAAATAGACCCCATCTTCCTTCGCGAACTCCTAGAGTCAATAAAGAAAATGAAGTCAAAATAATGTCAAGATTAGTGAATATTTTGCATAAATAAAGCATGTATTCACTTTTTTGTGCCTATTTTTAAACATGCTGTGATATGCAGTCGATAATCTGTCTTATTGCACCCCCTTAATTAATTACCCCTATGCTGTATCATAAATATAACGCTATAGGAAAGGAAGTTTTGATGTTGTGGTTGTTGCAAAAGATTTGGGGGGATATTTCAATTATGTAGTCGTTGATGAGGATTTGGTATTAGTAGATCCTGGGTACATGCAGGAGTACATGGAGAGTCACCCGGAAAAACAATCATTCTTTAAGAGAAGGCCTATGCTATACAAACTTATCAAGATAGCTGGCTGTATTTATGCTGTAGGCGTAGTAGCTCACATTATTCTATGAGTCTTGAAGGATAAGGGAAATCACCTGTCGAATTAGAGAGAAAAGGAAAGACCTCCTCGAACTACCCACCGCCAAAGTGATTGTTCGAAGAGGCCCTCGACAGGAATCTATATGTGCTTTAATTTAGTATAAAACACATTCTTACTTCTGTCATCCTTTAATTTGGTTTGATGGGAGTTTTTTTAATGCAAGAGAAAAGACAGAAGACCATTTTACGCAAAAACAAAGATAGAGAAAACCCTTATGTAATGATCGCCAAGGATATTATGCAGGAAGAAGGATTGAGCTTTAAGGCCAGGGGGATAATGGCTTACCTACTGAGCCTACCCGATGACTGGGTTCTTCATATGAGCGAACTAGAAAAAAGATCAAAGAAAGACGGTCGGGAAAGGATAGCTAGTGGAATTAAGGAGTTAATTGAATTTGGATACATAACCAGAATACAGGAAAGGAGCGAATCCGGGAAGTGGGGGACCATGGTTTATCTCATTAACGAGATACCAAACCCAATGGAACCAACTACTCCGACCGCAAACGGCTTTCCCGCAAACGGTTTACCCGTAAACGAAAAAACCGCAGCTACTAATACACATACTACTAATACAAATTTAACTAAAAAAATTAATAATAAAAAGGATTCAACGAAGAAGGATGACAGAAAATCCAAGTATGAGAAGTTTTATCTATAGGGGGAATTATGATGTACTTAACGCTCAAGGATTGTGCCGAATTAGCGCACATCAATGTTTCGTCGGCCCGCTTCTATAAAGACAAGGAGGAGTTCAGAAATTACTTCAAAACATCAGGAGAAGGTAAAAAGATTAAGTACGAGCAGGATTCAACCGTAGAACTACTTTCGTTTATCAGTAAATCATATGCGGAAGGACTTGACGCAGATCAAATTGTCGAGCTGATGGATAGTAGATTTGGTATGATAGTTACCGACCTAGCAACGCAAGAACCGGATAACAACACCGAGACAACGCAACAAGAAGATTTAGTGCATAGTCTTCGTCATGTTTTACTCGAAGAACTAGCTAAGCAGAACCACATTATACTAAAACTTCAAGATGAGCTTGAGAATATGAAGGCGGAATTTAAGGAAGGGCTTGCAGGAGACTCTATGAAGGTTGAGAATGGACATAGGGACGCAGAATCCAGGGACCTCGAGGTAATGCAGAAGCTCAATGATATTAAGTTAATACAACAGCAGCGCAATAAGAGGACCTGGTGGAAATTCTTCAGCAAGTAACTGGTCATATTTCTTGAAAACTCCCATAAATATATATCAAGTTGATATGAGGGAGGTTGCTCAATGGAAAAGAAAAAGAAGCCAGCACTAATCCACTTCTCCACCCCACTCTTGAAGGATTTAGACGCTTATGCGAAGGGTTGCGGTATAAGCAGGAACGCAGCAGTTAATTTAGCTTGTTCAGAATTATTAGGTGAAACAGAACGGCTGAAGGAAGAGGCAGACCGATTGCGGTCCCTTGTGCTAAAGTTAGCAATGTCAAAGGGGGAGCAGGTATGACTTGGATTACCTTAGTGATTGTATTCGGTCCGCTCTTATTCATTTTCATGCTGCCTGAACATCATGAGGCTGTTCCTATATTCCAACCCAAGAGGCGCAAGAGGGGTTATAGGATTAGACGAACATTATAACAACATGATATAGGGCATTGTTCGGATAGCCTCCCTCAAGCCCTTGTAGATTGTGCTAAAAGTGGCATATTAGGCAGGGATAAGTTAAGTAGGGGAGAGTGGGGGAGCGAAATATCCGAACGATAGTAACTGAAATAGATAATACCATCCGAGCTGGATGGTATTTGTTTGTGCTATTCTTTATAAGGCCATATCCATCCTTCGTCATCGTGTATAACCTCAACTACGTATTCATCCAGACCTAATGATGGCATTGTGTTCCTATTTTCATATATTATGGCATGACCTAAATCATCAGAGAAGCAATCATCACCCGTTAATTCCCTTAAATATTCTTCCTTCCCATTGACTAATAGTCCTATTGCATACTTCTTGACTTCACTAGTTGCATTTTTATTAATTTCCGCGTTAATCTCATTCATCCCTCTTCACCCCTACAATATTCTCAGTCCATCAACCTACCTACAGTAATAGGTTTATTGCATTTAGGACATAAATTCAAATCATCATCCCTATGGATATATTTAAAGAACTTCTCGTTCCTTGACACAACTCTGCTTTCTCCGCAATTGCTTTTATATAACCATTTGTTATGATCTTTGAACCTCCCTCCGCTTTAGAAGCGGGGGATTCTTGGGAACACCTCAACCAATGTTGAAGTTTAACTAAGCTATCCCTGTAGTCCCTACAGTTCTTTAGCACTATGCTAATAGTCGAAGCCCTTCGGCAAGTATGTTCTTTGCCGCATTTAAGTCTCTGTCGTGTTCAGTATGGCAACTTGGGCATTCCCATGTTCTAAGATTCAAATTTTTAACTTCCTTGTTGCGATAGCCACAACATGAACAAAGTTGGCTTGATGGGAATGTCCTGCCTATCACTGAAACGATTCGCCCATACCATTTGGATTTATATTCTAACATGGTACGAAATTCAGACCAACCAACATCTGCAATAGATTTAGCAAGTTTATGATTTTTGATCATGTTGCTAGTTTGCAAATCTTCAATGCAAATGATTTGGTTGTTCCGAATCACCTCAGTAGATAATTTTTGCAAGAAGTCACGCCGACAATTAGCTATCTTTTCATGATGTTTGGCAAGCTTGACTCTAGCCTTATTGCGGTTTTTGCTACCCTTTTGTTTTCGGGATAGTGAACGTTGGAGCTTGGTAAGTTTTTTCTCCATCTTGCGGTAATATTTTGGATTGTGCATCTTCTCTCCGGTTGATAAAATGGCAAAATCCTTAATACCTAAGTCGATGCCGACGAATTGATTGACTTCCGGTAATAATTCAATTTCAGTATCGACTAATATGGATACAAAATATTTACCTGAAGGATTACGCCTAACGGTGGCACTAATGATCTGACCATCAACTTCTCTAGATTTAGCAAATTTAACGAATCCTAGCTTTGGTAATTTAACCATATTATCGACTATTCGTATATTAGAATTAGTGCATTTACTTGTATATGACTGAACCGGATTGCGTTTTGATTTGAATTTAGGATACCCAGTCTTTTCCTTAAAGAACTTTTGATACGCAAAATCTAAATCTTTCAAGGTGGATTGCAATGATGTAGAATCTGGTTCTTTTAGCCATTCAAATTCTTTCTTTAATTTAGTCAGCATTGCGGAACATCCATTGTAGTTGATAGTTGCATCATATATTTCATAGGCGTTTTTGCGTTCATTCAAAAAGTGATTGTATACAAAACGATTACATCCAATAGTTTTGGCTATTAATACTTGCTGCTCATTACTTGGATACAACCTAAATTTAAACGCTTTATGCAATTGACTAACACCTCCTTTCTTGATACACTAATTATAGCACGTAATTACGTGCAAAACAAGAAGGAAGTGCTAGTTATGAGAGTTAAATTCACGACTACTTTAGATTCTGAATTACTGGAAAAGATTAAGATTCGGGCCATTAAGGAAAAAACAGATGTTAGCAAGATACTTGAAACGTTGATTGAGAAGTACCTAACGGAAGGGATCGACGATTCATCTCCCACCTAAGAGGTGGGAGTATTCTCTCCGAACGTAGGATAAATTCTATACAAAACCATTTGCAGTATTCAGGCATTCTGCTTCACCCCCTACAATATTGATTTTTCAAATTCTAAGTTATCCTCAATATTTATGACAAGCTTACTACTCGGTATATCTATGACATATTTTATACCTAACCTCGTTAATGTATCCCGCAATTTACCTACTACTTCCATTCGCTTTTTTAGTTCAAGATCAACCCCCAAGGCCTCCCTTGCCGCCTCCCACACCATCATGAAGTCATCACTAGCAAATATCCTGCGTGTATTTTTATGTCCCATCGAATCACTCGTTTTCTGGCATTGTCTCAGTAGTCCTTCAAGGGCATTTTCTAACTCTATAATTCTTTCTGTACTGTCATTTGACGAACTCATTTCTTCCCTCCCTAAATACATCCTCAATCCTCTCAACCATCTCCACAGGCAGCGCAACCCGACACATCTCATAATCACTATACGTTGCAGGAGATATACCTAATAACCGCGACATCTTCATAATAGTGATAAGTAGCGACCTCCTTCTGCTTCTGATTAACTCCATGAATATCTTATTCCTTCTGTTGATTTCAGCATTCAACTCTTTCTCTCTTGATGCATCTACCTCAAGTCTTACCCTATTATGTTTCAACTCACAGTTTAGATTGTGGCAATCATACGTCCTGCCATACGTTCCGTTCGGACCATCCCATAGGCCGAGGATGTATTTAGTTGGAGTTGCGCAGGTTTGGCAGTTCATTTTATATCCCTCCATGCATTTGAGGGTGATTCACGCATTATTCGCTTAACTAAATCATCTTGTAAAGCATCCGATCTTTCGGCTAAATGTACAATAGCCCTCAGGAGTGCATTTTCATATGATATGTGCAGGAAGAAGTAGAATTTGAGACAAGTATTGACGATTGTGTTGTTAAGGTAAAGCTCTCCATTTACAAACTCTTTTAACTCATCATGGTTATTCATGCCGATGTCTTTGTAGTTGGTGTTATTTATCATCGCCCCTACTCCACTTGTCATGGGTTTTCTACTTCTTCCTGCCATTGTTATTCTCCACCCTTCTCATACTTATTGCCGATAACTTCGCATATTCTCCCGTCTACACAGAGCAGTTCTGATAATATTAACTCATCGGTCTGGAAACAACCATCTCCAAATGATATAAGTTGAAGGTTTACTCTTCCAGATATTCTTAAGTAATCATCCTCGTAGATTTCCAACCCATTTTTATCGAGAAGGCCAGTAAACTGCATCAACACAAACTCACTCGGTTGCAATCCGCTTTCAGTGCAAATGCGCTTATTCTCTAAGTCAATCCAACGAGGATACGACATGTACCATCCTTCGCCTGTTTCACTTTTTACCCATGCTCTGAATTTTGGGAAGTTGGTCATGATTGGTTGCCTTCTTTCTCGATCTCTTTCCCCTTTTTAATCCCCCATCGTAGACCTTCTTCCAAATCTTCAAAACCTGCTTCCGCAAAATACACATCGCCAAAAGTCCATTTATCATGAACACTAACTGTGTATGTTATATTTGGCTCTCCTTCCTCAAATGTTCCATTCTGCTTTTGATCAATAATAGTGTAATCAACCGCGATACCCTTATTAGCTAATTTCACAATGCTTTTTAATAAGTCCATCCTTATTCTCAATCCTTTCTTATTCCTTAATCACATGACTAGTAGAAACTATATTCCGCTCATCGCATATCGGGCACCAAGTATCTGTTAAATCTCCTACCCATTGCCATCCGCAATCTTTACATTCCCAATTAACGTATTCCATCCTCATTCTCCACCCTTCCTCATCTACACAATACCAACTTTGGTTTATTCGCCTTCTCGGGAACAACCCCATTTTCGTCCGACCAGTACATAACATCTGCCCAAACATAAATACCGTGTAGCCCTTTTGCGTTTGTGTTCCATTCGATCTTGAGAATCTTGTTTATTGTTACCGTTTTCTCGATGCCGTGCAGCGTCCACTCACTGATGGGTTTCCTTATCTCCGGAATGTCTGTTCCAAAATCTACATTGAATCTCACATTGTCAAGGAATAACTGCTTGCCACGCGGATCTCTTTCAAATATTAGACAGGCTTTAGAGCTATTTTCCTCATAGCACTTTCCGCCATGCCTAACACTTCTTTTACAGTAAGGGCAATCTTTCGTTTTCCCCACCCCTTTCTCCCTCAAAATGTTTAATCCCACTACCCCTTCAGATTAACCATTATCCTTATTCACCCATCCATTGCCAATAATCACATGCACTGGACAAAAGTGAAT